CTCTTAAAGCAAATGGGTGGCCACTTCCAGTTGAGTTTTCTAAGATATAAGTAAATCCTCTATGGAAGTAAAGAGTTGGATTATTTGTGCTGTTAAGAACACCTGGTCCAGCGAAACGATACGCAGAAGAACCACTTGCTGTAATGTAATATTTGGTAGTAAATCCTCTGTCGCTACCATCACCTGTTGTACTGTTACCCTGGAATGATGTTGCGGTTACAATTCCACTAAAGTTTTGATTAACACTTCCACTAGGAAGATTGGTCAGTCCAGAACCATCACCAACAAAATTTGAAGCAGTTACAATACCAGAGAACGCTGCACCGCCAGAAGATATACGAAGTCTTTCTGTTAAATTATTATTCGTTCCTCTATCTGCATATGGTTGATGATTAAAGGCAAAATAATTTACATCAGTTATATTAAATCCACCTCCATTGTCACCAGTACTCATCTGGAGATGCTTTGAAGAATTCCAATTTGATATGATTGCTGGGACACCAGATGTTTGAACATCTACTAATCCACCAGTAACAATTGCATTACCAGCAAAAGTAGAAACACCAGAAACATTTAGAGTATCAGCATTTATGTTTGCAGTCGTGATACCACTACCACCGCCACCACCAGAATAGTTGGTAATATTACTAGTGGAGATGCCTGTAATGTTTGCACCATCACCAACAAATGCCGTTGCAGTTATAACACCTGCGATACTAGTGTTTGTTGTTATTGCAACCTGTTGACCACCAATATTTAAGTCACCTGCACTTTCAATGGTCGGTGTCCCTGCAGCGCCAATTACATTTAATTGTTTTACACCAAAAGGTTTTTGCGTCATGACACCTACTTTTTAACTATTTATTCTTGGACTCTAATTGTTATGTCGCCAGTGAATGTGATGCCATCCCCGCCATCAATCAACTTAGTTAAATTTGGTTCTGCACCTGTTGGAGCATCCCAAATGACAGGTGCATCACTACCTTGGAGGGTGCGATTATCAGTCCACAACGAACTTGTGTAATCTGCACCACCTTCAACACCAGCATACACTGTAGATGTTCCTGCGGAATCTGTACTTCCCGCAAGAGGACCACCCAGAGATGTAGTGAACCAGTGTTTCATATCTGCCCAAGTCCAATCTCTATTGTATTCAAGTTTAGTTGCCATGATTCCAACAGCAATAGGAGTTGCTGAACTTGTGCCATTGAATAGTCTATCTTCAGATTCTACAGACTGCACTCCATCAAGACTATAATAAGCGTCATATCTGTTATAACTAGTGCCTGCGTTGTTATCTGCTGCGGATAGACTGAGATCACATAATGCAAAAATATCAACACCGTTTCCCATGGTGCTATAAGTGGTTTTAGCTTGTCTATAAAAAGTTGAAAGTCCAACTTCGTTAGAAGCATTTTGTGCCACGCCAAATTCATCCAATGCACCAACCCCAATTCCTTTATAGTAAGATATTCCATTATCATCTTGTCGCCTACCAATTTGCCCTGGATATCCAATCCTGTTATAGAATGGTCTGAATGATATTCCAAACATACTGGAATATCCCGACCTTTTTGCTTCCTCAGGAGTTTGTCCTTGACTCGATGAGTAGTAGTTATTAAAGTCTGGGTGATCGCCTCTTACTACTTTTTGATCTCTATTGCCAGCAGCGTAACAGAAAATAACTCCAGACTCCACAAGTTCTCTGCCAGCTTGAAGAACAGAATTATCATATTCATATTCGATTACTAACGCATTACTATTACCAATAAGAGGACCTACTCTAGAACCATAATACACCCCATTCGATCCGTCCAATGGAGCCTGACCAGTTCCTGCAGCATCTCTGTGGTTAATATATCCGCTAGAGAGAGAATTTACCCTATGACTCCAACTATTACTGGAAATAGTAGGATCTTTTGTACCATACAGGGGATTGATTGGTTTGATTTGATGGAATACTTTTTGCAGATCAAATCCAACTTCCCAAAATGCTCCATAATCTCCATATAAATTTAGGAACCACTTATTTGCATTATAAGCCCAACCATATTGTCTACCATATGCTTGTGAGGCGCATGGAGTTCCATGGAAACCATCATTATCTTGATAATCAGTATTGCTTCCGTTAGCCCTTGCTCTTGTATAACTTGTAGTTATAAGGATAGCACCAAAGTCTTCGGCTGTACCTGGAACAGCAGTTCCAGTACCGATACCCTGAGTTACAAATTTTGGTGATCTATAAGTTGTACTGTTGTTTCTCCACCAGTTTCTACCTGCTGTATCTGTAGGAACTGTTGTTCCATCCCATCTAGTTGTTAAACTGGATGGATTTGCATTAAAGAAGTCTGGATCCAAATAATATGGAGCATCCAAAACTAAATCCAAAAGATCGCATGTACCTACTGTTGTAGAGATGCCACTGTTAGATAATTTATTACCACCAACATAATTTTGTGGAGTGTCTGACGTAGTGAGTGTACTGATACCTAAAGTATTTTGGAATTCAATGTGACCAAACCACATATCTTGGTCACATACAATAACGTCTACGTGCTTACCAGTTCCGTATTGTGGTATTTGACTACCGAGTTGAATATATGATCCTGTTGTGGAAGCAACTCCATCTTGGTTTGCACCATTAGACCACCAACCACTAACCCAAGGACTTTCTTTTTGAACATGTCTCAACAGTTGCATCGATCCTCGGTTCTTCAGATTTGAACCAGGACTACTTGTCAGATAACTGTTTCTATCTGAATATCCCTGACACCAAACATTAGATGCATATCTATTTTCTTTCGTCAAACTTTCAATCAAATCATCAGGGTTATCCATATAAGTTCCTGGATATGCTGCAGCATTGATGGTTACATTTGTAACGCCAGGATGATTTTTCAACTGTTGAACTTCTTCATCATCTAATAGATAGATTCCTCTGAGATCACTGTGATTACATGCACTTGGACATTCTACACTCCTAGATGGAATATTGTCCTCAAGAGTTCCATCTTGCATTAAGATTTCATGAACATGTTTCCAGTCTTCTTTTGTATGACAGAAGACACAGTATTCTTTTTTTGCTCCTGATTCTGTTGGTTCTTTTGTGTAAGTTTCTTTTCGAGCTTCAAATGCAACTCTTCTTTGTTCCAACCACTCTTCGTAACCCGTTTCAGTAGAAATCATTTCTTACCTCCCTCAAAGCATTTTGTTTGCACTGAATCTGTAAGTGGTAACTCCAGATATTCCAGTTAAAGGAACTAAGTTTACTTGAATTTGGCCTGCAGCAACAGAAACTGATATATCTGCTATTCGATTTGGTTCGTACATTACTCCATATTCCGATACATATGCAGTTGTTCCTACACCCATCACTAGTGCCTTTTGTGCCTGGTAGTTATTACCATTGATGATATGTATTGTGTATTCTGCTGTTACGAAATCGTCAACATAAACATCCATTTCGTGAGGCGTTCCTGCAGATGCGGTAAACGATGATGATGCAACGCCACTGCCCTGATATACAGAGTTCTTGACTTGTAATACAGCATCTCCAACTGGATTTGTAGTTCCTAGACCGATTGATCCACCACCATCAACCAGAGAAACACCATTCGTAGCTTCGTTAAACAAAGCTCCTGCGTCAGGTGTTGCCCAAGCACCATCACCCCTGAGGAATGTAGAACTGCTTGGAGTTCCACTAGATGCAAGTCTGTTTACACCAACTGTACCAGAAGCGAGGGCGCCAGCATTTAAGTTTGTGATAGAAGAACCATCACCGCTTAAGGTACTTGCAGTCAGTCCAGTGCAATTAAGGTTTGTAGTTTGTAGGATATTGGTGGATGGATTGAAGTAAAGGACACCAGTATCAACTTCAAGTTCTCTGTAACCACCACCAGACTGAGTATCTCTTAAGAATGGAATTAGTTTATTTTGACTGTTGTCTGAAGATTCATAGATGTAAGAGAACGTTGTTGATCCAATGCCAGCACCACCAGTCTGATCTGCAACCCAAGCATAATCAGAACCATCCCAACTTAAGATCTGATTGGTAGTTGCAGTGCCAACATTAAGGTGAGTATCTACATCATTATTTGTGAAGGAACCGCCTCCACCTTCACCAGCAGAGTATCCTATGATCTGAGATGTGGTGATACCAGTTATTTGTGAACCAATACCAATGAACTCTGTTGCGGAAAGAGTTCCAGTGACTGTCGCGCCAATACTAGTGGTTTCTAATTTCTTAGAACCATTCCACCAAAGTTCTACAGATCCACCCGAATTAAATACACCTAAATTGACATCGCTAGGATTTTTAATCTGAAGAGAACTACTCTTTATTATCAAAGAACCTGCGCCAGTTTCCTCAATGTAACTTGTAGATCCATCACTGTAAATTTCTAATTCTATACTGTCACCAAATCTTAATCTATCATTATTCCCAAGAGATATGCTAGAACTGAATGATACATTACTAGTAAATGTAGAATCACCACTAACGTTTAGACGATTAAAGGAAGAAGATCCCGTGGTAGCAATACCAACTATACCAGTAATAAAACCAGCATCATTGATTAACTCACTTGTACTAGTAACTGAGGTTGTAATATATCCAGCAGCCCCATGATCTCCCCAACTGTAAGAAGTATCCCAGTTAGAAATTTGTGTGGGTGTAATTGTTGATGCGGTTCCTGTATATGATGGAACTGTTACTGTTGCAATATCTCCAGTTATTGATGCAGTGATTCCAGTGCCCACAAAGTTTAGAGTTTTTGCAGATCCAACTACAGATCCCTCATCTCTAATACTGAGAGATACATTAGTTGCTGCAACACCCGTGAGTCCAGAACCATCTCCAACAAAATTGGCTGCAGTAATAATACCACTGATATTTTGATTACCAGTCAGAGTTAAGTCAGCCGTAATTTCTACTTCATTATTAAATGAATCGAGGCGAAGGGTGCCTGCTTGGGTAGTAATTCTATTTGATTGACTGCCTGCCATAATCAGGTCGCCAGCATCCACTCTAGGTGTGGTTAATTCATTGCTTCCCAGATCTATGCCACCACTCATGGTGACAATTCCAGTGAATGTAGTTCCTCCCGTGGTTACAAATCCAGTTGTTGCACTATTGACATAACCTTCGGATGCAAGTCCTGCGACAATACCAGATGTTACAAAACCTGCATTGTTTGTTAGATCGCTGGTGTCTGATGGAATGGTAGGTTTATCTTGTAAATCAACATAACTACCAGAGAAAGTCTTGATACCAATTTGAGTATCAACATAGTTTGTAACGTATGCAGTGGTTGTGAATCCTCTACTTAGAACATAACCATCCGTCACAAACCCAACGATTGCGTTGTTCACATACCCCGTGGTCGCCATGCCAACAACGGCATTGCTGATGTTACTGTCAACATAACCTTCGGATGCGAGACCTACGACAGAAGTTGTTGTGGCGTATCCTGTGAGGTTTGGTGGGGTATATTCAAATACACCTGTTACCTGATTATATGTAAGTCCTGCAGAACCTGGTGAGTTTTGAGTTACAGATAGATCGGAGTATCCTATACCTGCACCTCCAGATCCTCCGATGTCTGCAGCAGCCTGCCAAGTGTCGCCAGACCACTTAAGAACATGTCCAATTGTAGGTGATGGTGCGTTTACATCATTCAGATCACTGATCTGTGTGGGGATACCTGGTCTACCAGATAGGTCACTATATGCACCAGAGAAAGTTCTGATACCAATCTGAGCATCGACGTAAGTTATTGCAGCATAGTTGCCGATATTACTGATGTTTAATGTCGTAATTCCAGTAATTGCACTACCATCACCAACAAACGATGTTGCAGTAAGGACACCGAGATTGATTCCCTTAGTTGTACTATTACCAAGTCCTAGAACATCGTCGATGGTTTGAGTTTCAGTATATGATGTGAGATAACCAACGGTTGCATGATTACCCCAGTTATATGATGTGTTCCAATTATTAATATCAGCAGTTCCAATTCCTAGTGAGATTGGTGCTTCTCTTTCCCACTTACTAGTTGAAAAATTATATCTAAGAATATTACCATTCCATCCAGAGTCTGGAACATCATCTAGTGTATCACTAAGATCTGTAAGTTTACTATTGGTATCTAATAACTGAATCCATGCACCAGCGTGTGCAAAATAACCATGTCCAGTTTCATGAACATGTGCAAACATGCCATGATATGTACTTGGACTTACTGTGTTCAGTCCACTAAGAGTTGCCCAAACGTTAGAGTAGTAGAGTTTATCTGCAGTAAGAGATCCTATAGTTATGTCTCTACTGGTTGAACTTCCTAAACTAACAACATCATCTAGTGTTTGCGTCTCTGTATATGATGTAAGGTATCCTACCGCACCGTGATCTCCCCAATTATATGCCCTATCCCAGTTTGTGATATCTGCAGTAGTAATTCCACTGTACGGATATGTTGGCCAAGATACTGATACTGTTGATATACCTTCACTGACAGGTGTTAGATCCAGATTGGGACCAAAGTCTAGTTTTGTTACGTCACCTATGGTTATATTATCATCGCGAACTTCGACGCCAGCTATACCTCCTCCGCCGCCAGTTCCACCTGCTCCAATGATACTTGAAGCAACAGAAATATTAACTCTACCTCTACCGTCTGGAGCACTAACCTCAATATTTTCTGCAAAATTTAATTCTTTTACAATACCTCTTCTAGTTCCATCTTCATAAACATCAATACCTGCACTTGTTGCAGTAACATTTGTTAGTTGAGATCCGTCTCCAAAGAATTGAAGAGCAGTTACAATTCCAGCAACCTTTAGATCTGTAACTTCGATTGACTGAACTGTCGAAACACCTGTATTTGTAAGTCCAGAAACTTCAATAGATGGTGTACCTGAAAGGTTTTGTGCAAGAGTAGAAATGCCTGCAGTGCTTGCGTAACTAATTACATCCGCACCATCCCCGAGGGTGTTGTAAATCTCCGTAAAATTATCATTAACTTTGGACAGACCCGTTCTCAACGGATCTCCATTTCCATCATTGGGAGCGTTTCCTATGTTAATAACACGTTTAGACATTAAAACTCCGCCCTATGTCCCTATTTTATTATATTTATCGTACACATAAATAAGAAAGTTCTGGACTATGTTAATGAAAAAAATGATTGAAGATCTTATCGAAGCGTATCGAGATTGGAAAGAGGAAAGAGCATTCAAGAAAAGACTGAAAGGTCAGCAAAAACGTGATCCATATTTGTACAAATGATGACTAAGTGGGGAATCTCTGCGAATAGTCACAACGCTGCATTAAGTATATTCGTTGGAGATCAATTAGTTTTCGCCACATCTAGCGAAAGATATAGTAAGATTAAAAACGATCCACATCTTTGTAAGTCACTAATTGATGATGCGATGTGGTGGGGTACGCCACAAGAGGTGTATTGGTACGAAAGTCCTAGAATTAAATCATACAGACAGTTTTTAGCTGGACAACATATACCTAAAGGTGAGAATAATATAGGTAACTACATTCGTAAAAATATCGGACACTTACCTGTCTATTATACTTCACACCACAAGAGTCATGCAGCTGCTGGATATTACACCAGTAAGTTTGATAATGCCGCGATTGTTGTTTTAGATGCTATTGGTGAATTTGAAACTTGTACTATCTGGAAAGGTCGTGGAGAAAAATTAAAAAAAGTATATTCACAGTCATACCCCTCTAGTTTGGGTCTTTGGTATTCCGCAATGACACAACGGTGTGGATTAAAACCAAACGAGGAAGAATATATCCTAATGGGTATGTCCGCATTTGGAGATCCCGATAGACTTTATAGAGAGGTATTATCTGACTTCTTTGATTTAAATAAGAATCCATACTACCTCAAACACAACTTACATAAAGGTTGTTCTATCTGGAGAGAAGATCTTCATAGTCAAAAAGACATATTTGATATTGCTGCGGCAACTCAAAAAGTGTATGAGAAGATGTTGGAAAGAACACTAATGAAAGCTAAGTCCATCGTTAAGAGTGACAACCTTGTACTCATGGGTGGGTGTGCTTTAAATTGTTCTGCAAATCCTATTGGATACAAGTTCTTCAAAGACGTTTGGATTATGCCTGCTCCTGGGGATGATGGTAGTTCTATTGGTGCAGTTCTTGCACATACCAAAAAACATATTCCATGGAAGAATCCATACTTAGGTAAAAACTTAGGATACAACTCTGACAATGCAACTATTGTTGAAGATCTTTTGAGAAATCAGATTTGTGGACTTGCTAGAGGTCGGGCAGAGTTCGGTCCTAGAGCTCTCGGTAATCGTAGTTTGATTGCAGATCCTAGAGGTACTGATATAAAAGATAGGGTCAACGAAATTAAAAAAAGAGAACCATTCAGACCCTTTGCTCCTGCAATTCTAGAAGAGTTTGCCAGTGAATACTTTGACATGCCTTGCGAAAAATCACCATACATGCAAATGGTAGTTAAGTGTAGGAGACCTGATCTATACCCAGCAATTGTTCATGTTGATGGGACAAGTAGAGTTCAAACGGTATCTAAAGAAGATAACCCAGAATTTAGAGAACTTCTTGAAATGTGGTACAAAGAAACTGGATGCCCGATGCTTCTGAATACTTCGTTAAATATAAAAGGAGAACCCATTTTGAATGACAAAGATCAGATTATTCAATGGGAAGAAAAACATAAAATTAAAATCTGGACATGACAACATTAGTAACGTTTGGTGACAGTCATAGTGCTGGTGCAGAGCTGGAATGCAAAGGCCATCCAGGATCACCAGAAAGAGCATATCCTGCCAAAATTGCAGAACACTATGGTTGGAAGTCTATAAACTTATCTACCTGTGGTGGTAGTAACGCATGGTTGTGGAAGACTTTTGAGGACTGTATGCCTATTCTCATGGAAAAGGAAGAGGATCTATTTGTACTATGCAACTTCACAGAAATTTCAAGAATGTATTTCTGGGATAATGGTAGTTCACCTATGGATCCTTATAACTTTGAACCCTATAGATACGCCAGACACGTTACTACAGTTGCACTAGATCCCGATCTTCATAAAAATCCCGATAAAGAACACTGTGTTTGGCCAATTGGCATAATAGAACAGTATAGATATTGGTTGAAAAGAAATACTGATCAACAACTTGCAGAAAAAACTTTAAGGATAATAAAAGATATTCAATCAATATGTAAGTACCACAAAATTCCATTTTTATTCCATACCAGTTTAAATTGGTTTGAAGGTGATTGGAAAAATATTGATAAACAAACTTTTTACGGACATCAGGAAGACGAATACACAGAGAAATATCTTTGGAGAAGAGCTATAGATTATTCATACTGGGGAGTTGCTACTAACCATAAAGATTGGAAACAAATACAAAAGAAACCTCGTTGGAGTATGCATTATCCAGAAGAATACCATGAATTCTGGGCAAAAACAATGATTGATTTCATAGAAGAACAAGGTATTCTTAACTCGCTTGACATGCCCTCATGGTTATCAGTATAATGACTCTGTGGAGTTTCAGAAATAAATATAGCTAAACTTAAAAAGCTATATGGTTGATTATGAGAACCCTTGGATGTACGAGGGTCGTGCGTTTTTGTCGGAAGATATTGGAGATAACTACGGGTTCGTTTATAAAATTACGAACTCACTCAATGGTAGAGAGTATATCGGAAGAAAATATTTTGTCCAGAAGCGGAAACCAAAGGGTGGTAAACGTCGAGTAACTTCAGAGTCTGACTGGAAGAAGTACTATGGGTCTTGCCCTGAACTGAAAGAGGATATAAAGAAGTACGGAAAACAGAACTTTTCTCGCCAGATTCTGAGTATACATACTACACTAGGAAAGGTGAACTACGAGGAGACCCGTCAGTTGTTCGTCCAGGGAGTCCTGACCGAATCGCTTGACAACGGTGTCCCGAGGTTCTACAATTCTAATGTTCTCGGCCGTTACTACAGGAAGGACTACTTTCATGGAACAAGATCTGATGAATGAGACCCAGCTTCTCAAGGACAGTATCATTGATCGCATCCATGACCTAGTGGCTATGGGTGACTATCTGAACGCTTGTGCTGTTTATGAAGAATTCAAAGAATCATTTGAGGAACTTATCTGACATGTGGATTAATGCCGCTTTTGTTGGTGGAACTGGAGTCCTTTCAGCTTTCATCATTCATAATACCAACACTACTCCAGTGGTCACTGCACCACCACCAGTAGAAATCCCTAAGGTAGAATTCAAAGTACCTTCTTGGAAATGTCCTGATTGCACACCAGAAGAAAAGTATGTCTTATCAGAACTCCAAGAACACACCCGAATCACCGATCGTAATGCTCTTGCAACGATCATGGGTAACATTAAACAGGAAAGCAAGTTCATTCCCAACATATGCGAGGGAGGGGCTCGAGTTTCTTACGGGGATTGTCATAGCGGTGGGTATGGTCTTATTCAGTGGACCTCAGTAGGTCGCTATAACAACCTTGGTAAGTTCTGTGACAAGTACGGATGTAATCCTAGTAGTCTAGAAGGACAAACTCGTTATATGATTAACGAAAATGTTTTTCAACGTTACCTCCCTGAGTTTGAAGGTAGTGGTAAAACGGTAGATCAGTATATGGTTCCTGCATATTACTGGTTGGGTTGGGGTATTGAAGGAAGTAGGAGAAATTACTCATATAACTATACTAAGAGGTTGGTACTCGAAGCATGATTTTGCGCGCCATTAAAAAACTCCTTTCTCCAAAGGAAATTGACGAAGAGAAAATTGAATGTGCGGTTGATGAGGAAACAATTCCTTGTGACACACTAGAAGATGTGTTCTTCAGTCCAGAAGCACAGGGTAGTTGGACAGGTATTCCTGCACCCGCATACCTTGAAGATGATCCATGGTTTGGTTCTGCGCCTACTCTTACAGAGAAACAAGAGGAGTTCAAGGCAGAATCTGATGCATTCAAAGCAGAAGCTCTGAAATACTATGGTGAACAGACCAATGAACCAGAGAACATCCATGAAGTGATGTATCAGATGTCTATGAGTAGTGGTGAAACCACCATTCAACGGGATCCTATTGGTGGTTCTGAGACATTCCAAGAAGGTCCAGGTGGTTGGCAATCGGGTGTTGGTCGTTGACAGACCCCACCCCTGGTGGTATACTTAAAGGGTTGAGAGATCAACTGCGGTGACCCCCTTGGTAGTTCAGGGTTAGCGGCGATAGGAACTACCGCTTGGTTCAGTAGCTCAGCTGGATAGAGCAACTGCCTTCTAAGCAGTCGGTCGTAGGTTCGAGTCCTACCTGAATCGTTGTCCTTTTATTTCTTATGGACAATTACGCCTTTGGTGGGAGACCTGTAACGGGAGTTCATCTTCTACTACTCATAAGTGAGATGGAAGGTACTTACCAACATCTTAAGTATATGGGATTTGAAGATGACATGAACACCATTGATGAAATGAAGAAGAGGTATTATAAACTCTACTTCAAAACAAAGAAAGAAGAAAACAATCCCAAGTAGCTCAGT